TTACAATAGAAACCAAACTGGATAATTCTGGTGCAGAAAAAGGATTAAATGATCTTAAGAAAGAGGTTGAATCTTCTTCTAAGAGTACAGCACAGGAGATAGATAAAGCTTCTGATCAGGCGCAAAAGAGTGTAGAAGAAGTTGCTAAGTCAGCAGAGAAAACTGGAAAGCAAGTAGAAAAGAGTGCAAAAGATTCAGCATCGAAAGCAGGACAGGCAGCCAAACAAGGAGCTGATTCAGCTGCAAAGGGAACAGAGTCTGCATCTACGAAGATGCAACGGTCTCATAAAAAAGTAAAAGATACTGCAAAAGAGAGTTCAGATAGCACAAAGAAATCTTGGGAAAAATCTAATCAAAGTACTGTAGCAAGTACAGAAAGTGCATGTTCTAAAATGGCGGGACTGATAAAAACAATGGCGGCTACAGTAGGTATTGGAACAGCAGTAAAAGAAGTTGCAAATTCCGGAATAAGTTTTGAAAGTGCGTTTACAGGCGTGACAAAAACTGTAGATGCTACGAGTGAAGAACTTTCAAAACTCAGAAAAGGTATTCGTGGAATGGCGAAAGAAATGCCAGAGTCCGTGGAAGAGATTTCAGGAGTAGCTGAGGCAGCAGGACAATTGGGCATTAAAACAAAATCTGTTGCAGGATTTACAAAGACAATGGTTATGCTTGGAGATGCTACCAATTTATCTTCGGAAGAGGCAGCAACATCAATGGCAAGGTTTGCTAATGTTACAGGAATGAGCCAGAAAAATTTTGATAAATTAGGATCTACGGTAGTTGCACTTGGAAACAATATGGCAACAACAGAAAAAGAAATTGTAGAAATGGCAACAAGAATTTCTGGAGCTGGATCTCAAGTTGGTTTATCAGAAGCACAAATCATGTCATTTTCTGCAGCATTAAGTTCTGTTGGAATTGAAGCTGAAGCAGGTGGAACAGCCTTTTCTACATTGTTGTCAAAAATGAATCTTGCAACAGTACAAGGCGGAAAGAGTTTGAATAGTTTTGCTACTGTAGCAGGAATGAGTGGAGAACAGTTTAAAAAGGCTTTTAAAAATGACGCAGCAGGAGCAGTTTTATCATTTATTAATGGATTGGATAAAATCAATAAAAATGGTGGAAGTGCAATTAAAACCTTAAATGATATGGGATTGTCAGATGTAAGAATTAGAGATGCATTATTACGTGCAGCAGGAGCATCTGGTACATTTACAGAAGCTTTAAAAATAGGAACGAAAGCTTGGAATAAAAATACAGCCCTTACCAAAGAAGCTGAAACAAGATACAAAACAATGGAATCCCAATTGCAAATGACAAAAAATAAGTTAAATGATATTGGAATTTCGGTGTATAGTTCTTTTGAAAAACCCTTAGTAAAAGGTGTAGCAACAGCGAATAGAGCTTTAGGGAATCTATCAAAAAAACTTGAAAATGGTGGAATTAAAGAAATTGTTCCTGAAGAAGCTATAAATACCGTTGAAAATCTTGGAACAGTAGCAAAAGCAGTTGGTGGCGGTGGATTAAAGGTATTAGGAGCAGCTGCGAAACTTGTTGGCAATAACATGGAAGTAGCTTTACCTGTTGCTACTAGCTTACTTACAGTTTTTAAAGGATACAAAGCAGTAACAACAGTAGTAACTGCGTTTAGAACCGTATCTGCAGCTACAGAAGGTGCAAGTACAGGTGTTCAGATATTAGGAACAGCAATCCAGTTATTTACCGGAAAGACAATCTCAGCTACAACTGCAACAGCAGCCTTCAAAACAGTTTGCACAGCTTTAGGTGGCCCGGTTGGAATTGGAGTTGTTGCGGTTGGAGCATTAGCAGCAGGAGTCGCAGCATATGCTTTGACACAGAAAAAAGCGGTTACAGAAGCAGATCGATACTATTCTTCTTGTACAAAACTCAAAAAGAAACAAGAAGAGATGGCTGCATCGATCAAGAGTTTGCATAAGCAAAATCAGAAAAATGTAGATTCCACACGTGCAAATGGTGTTCAGGCAGATCAGTTGTATCAAAAATTGACAAAACTGATGAATGTTGAGCATAAGAGCGCCGGGACAAAAGCACAGATTGTAAGTGTAGTTAAACAATTAAATGAATTATTACCAGGGCTGAATCTTGAGTATGACAAAGAAGTCTACTTCTGCGATCAAGAAAAACATCGCAGCATTGAAAGAACAGGCAATGGCTAAGGCTTACCAGAAGGGTATGGAAAGTGCTGCATCTAAAGTAGCCAAAGCCGATATTGAGAATGAAAAAGCTATCAAGAAAAAGACGGAAGCAACAAACAAATATAATGCTGCTGTTGAAAAAATGAATCAGGTTACCGCAAAGGTAAACCAGGGAAAGATAACAACAAGCAGTGATGAATATAAGAAAGCTTCTAATGATCTGACAAAATACTATGATGCAATGATGACAGCCAATAAGGCAGTTGAGCAAAGTGGTAAAAATTTAAATGCAGCACAAAAAGAACTGACCGCATACACAGATAAATATACGGCTCAGACAAATTATACAGAGTATCTGAAATCCTTAGATGACCTGGCCAAACAGGCAAAGATTAAAGCGAGTGATATTCCAAAATCTGTTGGAGAGGGAATCAAACAGGGTGTTTATGCGAATCCAACATCCGGAAAAGAATTAAAGAGCTTAATCAAATTAGATAATCTGGTTAATTCAGATCAGTTGGTCAAAATGCAAGAACAGGGAATGAAGATCCCACAGTATTTGGCACAAGGTATTTCTGATGGATCCATATCATTTAAGAGTGCTGCAAAACAGATGCAGAATGCGATCAATTGGACTGATCTGATTCAAAAAGCAAAGGATGCAGGTGTTAAAGTTCCTGATAGTGTAGCACAGGGAATTAGTTCTGGACAATATGTGGTTCCTACGTCTGTGCAGGCAGTAAAAAATCTTGTCACGTTCGAAGATCTGAAAGCTAAAGCACAGCAAGGCGGTGTACAAGTACCGGACTATTTAGCAAATGCAATCACATCTGGTAGTGGAAAGCCAAAGGAAGCAGCGGCCGCATTGAGTCGTGTGATTTCTTTCCAGGAAG